GTCGGTGCGGCTGGCTACGCGGCCCCCGAGTGTCTCGACTACCTTCTGAAATACATCAAGGCCAAGGGCGAGGCCGAGGTCGCCAAGGTATCGAAAGGAGTCAAACGTGCCACCGGCAAAGCAAAGCCCAAAGCCCGCCGATAATAACCTGCTGCTGGCGGTCGGCCTGCTGGTCACGGCGGCCCTGCTCTCAGCTGCGGCCTCGGCGTTCATCTGCGATTTCGTCCTGCGGTCGTTCCAGGACACGAACGCGATGGTCATGCTGATCACGGATGCCGGCACGAAGTCGGACGACAAGAACCTTGAGCGTAACCTGAGCGCCGCGACGCTGGCCCTGAAGACCTGCCGCGACCTAGGTTGGGCGCTGTCCGTGGGGTGCCTAGGGGTGGGGGTGGCGGTCTTCCTACGGCTGAGGCGGGAAAGCGTCTCCTGAGGGCAAGGAGAGGGGTCTATCGACGTGTCCCCGGGCATATGTCGACGAGCCCGAGCGGTAACATTCAGGGCTAGGCGGGGCGGGTATGGGTAGAATGTGCCCGAGCGGGAAGGTCAGTCAAAAGGCTTGACGGAATAAAACGAGAGGCTCAAGGTGGGGACGTTCCAACCAACACCACATGAACCATCCCCACAACGCCAACGCCTCGACCTACGCCGAGGCCGCCAACCTCGCCGCCGCTGTCAGCGCCGACGCCAAGAAACTCGATGACCTCTGCTACCGCATGGTCTTTGAGACCATCGAGGCCACCGACGCCCGCCGCGATGCCATCGCCCTCGATCGTGCCGTCTCCGCCCTGCGTGACGCCGCCGAGGCTGTCCGGGTCGCCGCCCTCACGGCTCAGTACTCCGCCGTCAATCGTGCCAACGCCCTGGCTAAGGCCGAGTCCACTATCGCCTAATCTCAACCCACCCCTACCGATGAAACTCATCCTCGCCCTCCTCGCCGGCCTCGCGCTGGCGGCCTACATCCTCGCCCTCGCCGACGGCCCGTCCCTCATCGAGATCATCGATAACCCGAAGTTCTAAGTCATGGAAAAAATCGCCAACCCTCCGCGCAAGATTGACGTGCGCATTAACTCCGACGAGGTGGTGACTGTTATCGTGCGGGCTATGGGTTTTCCTAACGATGAACTCTTACAGGTTGCTGGCACGATTGACCGCGAAGACTCGCAAGTTATTCGACGCGGCCACTTTCCTAGGTTTAACTTTGGGCACGTTCCTCTCTACGTCGTAGACTATCGGGAGTACGACAATGACAAGGACTCCATGTGCATTGACTGTCAGATTTTCTTTTCTGCGACCAATCCTAGCGCCCAGTAATTCCCACCCACCCACAACATGAACACCCCCCGCAAGTCCTCCGCCACCGAGACGACCATCATCGTCGCCTCCCGCCCGCTCACCCTCAAGCGGCCCGTCCAGCCCGCGTTCGCCCAGCGCCTCGCCATCCTGCATCCGCAGCTGACGGCGCTCAACACCGCCGGCAAGACCCAAGCCGACGCGGCCCTCGCCCTCGGCGTGTCCGTCCCGCTCCTGCGGACGTGGCTCGACGTGCTCGGCATCAAGTGGACGAACGTCCAGCCCCGCGCCCCCTACTCCCGCTCCTGATGCCCGACCCCCTCGCACACTCCCCGGATATGCTCATCGTCAAAGGCAACACCCTCCCGCGGCTCTGGTGGCTCACGCCCTGGTCGACCGCCCGCTCCCTTGCGTCCACCGTCGCCGCCCTGAAGGCCTACGCCGACCGGGCCGACGCGGCGTTCAAGGCCTCTCAGCTCGAAACCATCGCCGCCAAGCAGTCCCGCGAGCATTGGATTGCCAAGGCCGAGCGGGCCCACGCCGTCGCCATGCACAACGAGCGCGTCATCCTCGACATGGAGAAGCGCGCCCGTGGGTAAGTACATCCCGGTCGAGCCCGAGAAGTGGGCCGAGATGGTCAAGGCCCTGGCGCTGGTCAAGGAGATGGATAAGACCATCAACGCATCGCAAGCGGAATGCCGCCGCCTCAAGGAGAAGTCCGAATGTCAGGCCGAATGCCTGGAGGCCTTCGACAAAGAGAACGCCCGCCTCAAGGACGAGAACGAGCGTCTCCGCAAGGCCGGGGATGCGATGGCAAAGCGAACCGAGTTTTTTCAAAAGCGATGGGATGCGGACGAACTTTGCCAAGAGGTCGAAGCGTGGAACGCCGCCAAGGAGGGCAAGCCGAGCGTATGAGCGAAGTAAAACGATACTCCCTTACCCTACATAAGGTTAAAGGAAAGTTTAAATCCCCAGAGTTTAAACGAGACAACGGAGAATGGGTCAGGTGGCAGGACTACGCCCGCCTACAGGCCGAGGTCGAGCATCTCTCTGAAATCGTCCAAACTGCTCATTCTGATTTGTTTTCAGAGAACGCCCGCCTCAAGGCCGAGGTCGAGCGGCTCCGCAATGCAGGGGATGAGTTGGAGGTAGCCTTTCAAGCCTACACCTATGGATGGCCTTATGAGCCTTTGGTGATTTCAAAAGCCATCCACCGCTGGAAAGCCGCCAAGGAGGGCAAGCAGTCGTGAGTGACGTCGGCCGCTTCTGCCACCTCCCCGCCTTCAACTCGCTAGCGACCGAGGTCTATCACGTTAACGAGCGCATCGTGACCGGCGACTATGCCAGGGCCAAGTTCGCCTTGCCCCACGTCGAGCGACTCATCCTCGACTACACCGTCCTGATGACCACCGACGGCGCCGAGGAGATCAGCATCAAGCCCTACGTCGGGGCCGGTGACTGCATCGGCCTGACCTTCTCCTATCGCATCGGCGAGGTCACGGTGCAGGGCTCCTTCGTCCCCCGCCGCCCGTGAAACTCCCGCCCCTGGTCGCCGTCCTGCTGCTCGGTTGCACCGCATCCGCCCAGTCCGACGCCCGCATCCTCTACGCGATTGGGCAGGTCGAGGGTGGGGAACGTGCCCAGCGCGGGGACGGTGGCAGGGCTCTCGGCCTGTACCAAATGCACCCCGAGGCGTGGGCCGACGGCAACGCGCAGCTCGCCCGCGAAGGCCAACCGACCTACGCCCGCCACCTTTGGCGTTCCCCGCTCGCCCAGGACATGGTTGCCCTTGCCTACCTGCGAGCCCTCAGAGGCCGTTTGATGGGGCGGGGCATCCCTTCCCCTTCCCCCGAGTGTCTGGCCCTTTGCTGGAACCTGGGCTTCACCGGCGCCGCCGACATCGGCTTCCGCCTGTCGAACGCCCCGGCCGCCCGGGCCGACTACGCTCGCCGCGTCGGCAATATCGTCCGCCGCTAGTTTATTTCTTTCAAGGGATTTGAGGCCGTGCAATGTCCTTGCTCGTGGCCCTCATCGTAGCAATCGACCCAGGCGTGAACGGCGGCCTCGCCCTATTGGATCGGGACGGGGTCGTCACGGTGCAGAAGATGCCGGGGACTGACTACGAGGTTGTTTCCTTCCTCGTCGAAGTCTCCAACACCGCGAAGGAAATCGACTGCTACCTTGAGGAGCCGCCCCTTTTCGCGGGCAAGAACATCCCAGGCTCCGCCATCGGCAAATTGATGTGGAACACGGGCGTCCTCTACGGCGCCGCCGTCTGCCTCGGCTGGAAGATGCACCGCGTCCGCCCCGCGATCTGGCAGAAGGCGCACACCTGCGGCACGAAGGGCGAGCGCTCGACGACCGAATGGAAGAACGTCCTCAAGGCCCGGGCCGCGGAGCTCTTTCCCACCGTCGACGTCACCCTATGGAACGCCGACGCCCTGCTCATCCTCGACGCCGCCAAGCGCGGCGCCATCAACTGACTTTCCCTATGCTTAAGAAAAAGACCACCGCCACCCCCGAGGTCGTCGCCATCCGCGAAGTCCCGGGCACCTCCTACGTCATCCTCCCCGGCAAGCGGCTCGCCCGTCTGCTGAAGGTCTCCGTCTACAACGGCAAGGAGTATTATAACCCCATCATCAACGGCTCGCTGACCCGCGTGTCGGTCGATGACCTGGACAAGCTGAGCGCCGGCGAACAGCAGGCCGCCGAATAATCTCTCCCCCACATGAGCCCCACCGCCCACAATCCCAACGCCGACTTGGTGACGTTCCTGAACGACGTCGGCAACGTCCACGCCGACCGCGTGAACCCGGCCTTCAAGTCCAAATACGCCTCGCTCGCCGAGGTGCTTGAAACTGTCAAGGGCGTCGCCGCGAAGCACCGCCTCGCCATCGTCCAGGCGCTCGACTCCGAGGACGGCAAGGTCATCGTGCACACCTCCATCCGCCACGCCGACGGCACGGTCTTCCCGGCTGGTCGCCTATCCGTCAAGGCCGAGGGCATGACCCCGCAGCAGATCGGCAGCGCAATCACCTATCTGCGTCGTCAGTCTTTGATGACGGCGGTGGGCATCTCGACCGACCTCGATGACGATGGCGCCGCGTCCTCCAAGCCCGCCGCCTTCACGGCCTCCACCCCTGCCCCGGGCATCCGCCCCCTGACCAAATGAACGACGAACGCCAAACGCTCTGGAAAGGCATCTGCATCGGCCTTTTGTTCGCGGCCTTTCTCTTTGAGGTCTGCAAGTGGTTCGACGCGCATATCATCTTCGTCCGCTAATGCGCCCGGTCAAAAAGCCCCTCCTCATCCCCTCCGGCATCGTCAAGGCCGCGGCTTCCGCCGGCTACCCCTACGTCCTCATCATCCTCCTCGATAGCCTCCCCTACGCCGAGGTCTTCGCCAAGTCCCGCAAGGTCTTCGACGCGAACCTGAAGGACTGGCAGCGCGACGTGCTCCCCACCCTCCGCCGCTCCAACGTCCGCTTCTTCTTCGTGGACGGGCGCACGATGACCGAGGTCACTTTCTAACATGACGAACACCGACCACATCCGGCACCTCCTGCTCCAGATCGGGGACAGCCTGAACGCTCTCCGCAACCGGGCCCAGGACGCCGGCGACGAGGCCTCCTTTTTCGAGGCCAACAAGGCGGTCGCATGGGCTCAGCGGGAACTGGAGGCCATCGACCCCGAGGCCCTCGGTGAAGCCTACGACCTAAAGGCCCTCTACGACCGCGTCCACCTCATCGTCGTCCACCTGCGTTGCCTCCGCGTCCAGCTGGAGAAATGCGAGGAGGCCGCCGAGGCCGCCCTTGACGCCGCCAAGCGCATCACCCACGCCCTGGAGGAGTCCGACTCCCCTGACGCCGACCTATGAACGCTTGCGAACTGTGCGCCGGTGCCTGCTGTGAGTCCCTGATGTTCGGCATCTCGTCCGACCCCGTCAGCCTGGAGTTCTACTCCGCCCGGGCCGCCATCTTCAACGTCGAGACCATCACGGTCGCCGAGGTGCCTTGCGCCTGTCCGCAGCTGAACGCCTCGGGCCGTTGCGACATCTACCCGAACCGCCCGAAGGCCTGCCGCACATTCAAGCCTGGGTCGACCATGTGCCTCGCCGCGGTCAAGCGCCGTCGCCCCGATCAGGCCGACCAAATCCTAGCGCTCATCAAATAACCTTTCCACCAATACCCATGCAACCCGTCATCCAGTCCCACATCATCCCCCACCGCGTCCAGTACGATTGTATCGAGGCGCTGAACTACTCCGGCTCCAAAGAGTTGCTGAAGTCCCCGGCCCATTACCACCTCTACGTCACCGCCGAGCGCGAGCAGACCAAGGCCCTCCGCCTCGGCTCCTACGTCCACGCCCTCGTCCTGGAGCCCGCCAAGGCCCGCACCGCCTTCGCCATCGCCCCCGTCTGCGACCGCCGCACGAAGGACGGCAAGGCCACCTACGAGGCCTTCGCCTCCGCCCTTGAACCGGGCACGACCGTCCTGAGCAACGAGGAGGCCGCCGAGGCGCACAAGATCGCCGCCGCCGCGATGGGATGCATCGAGCGCCACGGCTTCAAGTTCAAGCATACCGAGCTGATGTTCATGGCCTCCTATATGGATTGCCCCATCAAGGCCGCCATCGACGCGGTCGGCGAGTCCGACGGCTACCTCTACGATCTCAAGACCTGTGAGGACGCGAGCCCCGCCGGCTTCCTCAAGGCCGTTCGCGCCTACCGCTACAACCTACAGGCTAACTTCTACAAGGCCGCTTACCAAGCCGGCTTCAAGGAGCACGTCCAGGGCTTCCGCTTCATCTGCGTCGAGAAGGAGACCCTCCAGACCGCCGTCTACGAGCTCGGCCCCGACCTCATGGCCTACGGCTACACCGACTTCGTCAAGGCTATCGAGGCCTACAAGACGTGCAGCGCCTCGGGCGAGTGGCCCGGTTACGCCCAGGACATCCAGACGCTCGACCTGAACAAGGGCCCGAGCGACGCCGCCGCCCCCATCAACTTCGCCTAATACGAACATGACCCACCCCGCAAACGACCGCCCCCCGCTCAAGACCATCGAACAGTCCGGCAACTACCGCCTCAAGCTCATCGCCCCCAAGTTCGACAAGGTCAAGGTCTGGGAGGACGGCACCACCTCCTCCCGCCTGTTCTTCGTCGACGTCGAGGGCAATTGCCTGTCGAAGAACTACTCCACCAAGTACGGCAAGGCGCTCGCCATGCTCGTCGGCAAGTTCTCCGGCAAGTTCACCGCCGAGATCCGCACCGACGCGACTCAGGCCGAGTTCCTGGAGTACCTCAAGCCCGCCTGCGGCCAGACCGTCGACGTGGCCGTCACCGTCGAGCCGAACGGCGAATGGCAGGGCAAGCCGCAATTCAAATACAAACTGGCCTTCGCCCGCGGCACCGTGAAGCCGACCGCAGCCGAACCGCAGTCAGGGGACGTCCCCTTCTAAATGATGGCTATCACCGAAGGCCGCCCGACCCTCGTGATGATCGCGGGGTTCTCCCGGGCCGGGAAGGATACCCTCGCCAGCGGCCTGATGGAATGGTCTGAGCGCCGGGCCTATAAGGTCAACTTCGCCGACCCGCTCAAGGAGTGCGCCAATGCGTTGCTCTCATATCTGCACCTAGAGGGGGACTTCTTTAATGAGGAGTTCAAGGTCAAGCATCGCGACTTCCTAGTCTCGACCGGGAAGTTCGCCCGTTCAATCAACCAGGACGTCTTCGCCGAGCACCTCGCCCGTTACCTCCCGTTCGTCAGCGCCGACGGCCTGCCCCACGAGACGGTCGTCTGCTCGGATTGGCGCTACCTGAACGAGTACAAGGTCGTCAGCCGCATCATGGACGAGTACAACTGGAACCTGCGGACGGTCTACATCTCCACCGCCGGCGTCCTCCCCGCGAACGACGAGGAAGCCTGGTCAGTCCTCGACCTGCGGGCCGAGGTAGACTTCGACGTCGAGCTCTGCTTCAAGCCGAACAGCCGTAACGACATCATGGCGGAAGGTCGCCGCATGGCCCGGGCATGGAAACTCTGACCCGCGAGCAAGCCGTCTGGGCCGCCGGCATGGGCATATCCATCGACCGCGCCCGCTGGCTGCTCGCCTGTCCGAAGTTCACGATGGGCAAGGTCAGGGCCACCGCCCAAGTCCGCGAGACTTCCCCCGATCATCACCTGGTCGTCGTCAACGGGAACCTCTACTTCCGCATCAACCGCGCGAGCCTCAAGGTGCTGGAGCGTACGCCCCAGGACATCGGGCAAGCCCGGGCATACCGTGACCGCCGCCTCGTCGAGCTCGGGCTCAAGTCCGCAAAGGTATGAGCTACTACGAGAAACGCATCGCCTATCTAGAGGCTCGCGTCGCCGAGATGGCCCGCGAGCAGCGCCTAAAGGCCATCCCGGTAGAGGCCCAACTGCTTGACCGCATCAAGGAGCTCAAGGCCGAGGTCGAGCGGCTGACTAATCTTAAATCTGGGGCTGACTATTTTAAAGCCAAGGAGGGCAAGGTATGAGCAAGCCCGTCCGCTTCGTCTTCGCCTCCGACTCGCATGGCGACATGGCCGACCCCGAGGCCCTCGACGCTCTCTGGGAGTTCTGCAAGGACTACAAGCCCGAGGTCAGGGTCGCCGGTGGCGATCACTTCGACCTCCGCGCCTTGCGCCGTGGCGTCGGCTCCTCTGACGCGGAGTCCGGCGAGTCCCTCAAGGCCGACCTCGACGCTGGCAAGGACTTCCTCCGCCGCTACCGCCCAACCGTCTACCTGTGGGGTAATCACGAACACCGCCTGGACAACCTCATCGCGTCCTCGGGCTCGGCGATGGTTCGCGACTACTGCGCCGACATCAAAGCCGACATCAACGCAACCGCCAAGGCCTCCGGGGCGAAGACAATCCTCCCCTGGCACGCCGACAAGGGAGTCTACCGCCTCGGCCCCGTGGCCTTCGTGCATGGCTACGCCCACGGCGAGAACGCCACCGTCAAGCAAGGCCTCCACTATGCCGAGGCCGGCGGCGCCCTGATCCACGGGCACACGCATAACCTTTCATCCATCGCCCTGACCAAGCACGGCAGCGGGAACGCTTTCAGCGCCGGGTGTCTCTGCCAGAAAGACGCGATGGCGTACGCATCCCACCGCCTAGCCTCCGCCCGCTGGGGCTCGGGGTTCGTCGCCGGCTGGGTCGACGGCCCGAACTGGAAAGCGTGGCTCGTGCACAAGGTCGGCGACCAATGGGTTTGGCAAACAGGCCTCCGCTTCTACTCCCCCCGCTAATGAGCAGCCAAGGCAAGAACATCAAGGTCACCGACTCCATGCTCGCCGCGATCGTCGCCGAGATACACAACCGCGCCGACAAGCCCCCCGAGGGTTTTCATACCCTGGAGGACTGGCAAAAGCGATGGGGCTGCAAGATGTCCTGCGCCAAGCGCTATCTGAACGAGGGCATCAAACTCGGCCTTATCGAGCGCATCATGCTCCGGCACTCGTACGCGGGCAAGTACGTCCGCCAAGCCCCCTATTTCGGCCCCGTCCGCAAGAAGGCTAAAAAGCAAAGGTCTTGACGCTGGACGGGACGACGGTCATCAACCGCTCCCCCCACGCATGAACCTTCCTTCCAACCTCGACGCCGAGCGGCACCTGCTCGGTTGTCTCATCCGCGATGGCCTCCCTCTACCCGAGGGGCTCATCCCATCGGACTTCTACGAGCCCAAGCATCAGGACGTCGCCGCCGCCCTCGCGCAGCTCGACGCCCAGGGCATCACGCCCGACGAGATCACGGTCACGACCTACCTCCGCGACCTCGACACCTCCGCCGACCATGTCCTCGTCAACGACCTGACGACCGCCGTCGGCTTCTCGACCCTCAACCGTGCCTGGGCCGAGGCCATCGCCAACACCGGGCGCTTGCGGAGAATAGCCTCGGTTAATCTCCGCATCTCCCAAGCCGTCGCCGACCCCGCCACCGACCCCGACTCCCTCCTCGCCTTCGCCGAGGGCGAACTGAAGACCATCGCAGGGGCGACCAAGCCCAAGGCCGGCCCCGCGAGGATGCCCATCAGCGACCTCCTCGCCTTCGACCGCAAGGCCGACCCGTTCAACCTGATCGGCAACCGCTGGCTGTGCCGCGGCTCATCCCTTGTCCTCGCCGGCCAAGCGGGCACCGGCAAGTCCGCCCTGCTCATGCAGGCCTGTCTCAGCTGGACGCTCGGTCGGGACTTCTTCGGCATCAAGGTCGAACGCCCCCTGCGCTCGCTCGTCATCCAAGCAGAGAACGACCTAGGGGACTGCGCCGAGTCGTTCCAGGACATCTCCAACGGGATGCACCTCGACCAAGAGGAGCGGGCCGCCATCGAGGAGCGCCTTGCCATCTACCGCGAGTCCGTCGCCACGGGCACCGAGTTCGGCAAGGTGCTGCGCCGCCTCGTCATCGAGCACCGGGCCGACATCGTCTTCGTCGACCCCCTCATGGCCTTTTCGGGGTGCGACCTCTCCGAGACCTCCGAGGCCTCCGCCTTCCTCCGCCAGACCATCCAGCCAATCCTGAACGAGACGGGCGTGATCGTCGTCTTCATGCACCACACGGGCAAGCCCAAGTCCAAGGCCGACACCGACGGGCAGACGACCGCTGACCTTGCCTATGCCATGTTCGGGTCGTCCGAGATCACCAACTGGAGCCGCGAGTGCGCCGTGCTCCAGCGATGCCCAGGGGACGAACCGATCTACCGCTTCGGCCTGACCAAGCGCCGAGGCCGCGCTGGGCTCAAGAACTTTGACGGGAAGTTCGCCGGGGAGATATTCATCCGCCATAGCCCCGTCCACGGGGAAATCCGATGGGTAGCCTGTTCCGCACCCCAACCCGCCAACGGGGAGGGCAATCCTAGCCCCTCCAAGGCATCGCCAAGGCGTTACTGAGGGCTAGCCTATACCCTCACCGCCTCGGACGACTAAAACGCCTTAGAAGCCAAATGCGACCCCATCCCCCCACCGACCCCACCCGTGGAGAAAGCCTAGGAGAAAGCATAGTTGTAGTAGTATGCCTAAAGGCATACATACATACAACACGTTCACTACGCTCACTACTCCCGCCTGTTTGGCGGGCGTTCGCGGTGAACGTAAGCAGCCAGCCAAGTCAGACCGACCGGGTCGAGTACCATGCCTAGGAAATCCAGACGTCTCGGCCCCCGGTGGACTATCCCGGGGAAGTTGGCGCTCAAGGCCAAGTGGCAAGCCGACCGCCCAGCCATGCTCGCCCGATCCAAGGCCGGCACCGAGGCCAGCCGGCGAACCTATGCCGACCGCCTGACCGCCCTCAAGGACTTTGTCGCCTCGTGGCCCTCTCAGCTCACGATGCAGGACATCAAGGGAAGGGTTGAGGCCAACCGTTCACGCGGCGACAAACGCTCAGCCGACTCCATCGTCCGCCGGATGCGTGAGCATGACCTCATCGCCTTCGACCTGGTCAGCGGTCTCTGGCAAAACCTTTGCAGGGTTGCGCCGCCCTCAAATCCCTTGAACCTCTGATGCGTGTCCCGGCACCAACTGAACGACCTCACGGCCCCCAAGGCCGACGCTCGTTCCTTCGACCGCTGGTTCTACTCCCTGCCCAAGCGACAGCAGGAGCAACTGAGAGACTCCAACGTCATCCCTTATCGCGAGATGGTTCAGCCTCGCCACATCTTCGAGATCAACCCGAACCACCAGGCATGGGCGACCAAGCCCGAGGAGCCCCGCGTCGAGACCGATGCGTTCATCTCACGCGAGCACGTCGGCGAGATGCTCAAGGCCTTCGTCGATGCGCTGGCCCGGACGGACGACCTGAGGTTCAGGCGGCACGTCGAGCTCGTGCGCTGGTCGCTCGCTCTCCCTGGCTGTCTGTCCGCTCCCGTCATCGCAAAGATGTATGGCATCACGAAACAAGCGCTGCACAAGCGAGCCGCCGCGATCAGGGCAGGACTCCCGGTAGGCGACGCCGCGCGCTTCAAACCCGCCAAGCGATGAAAACAGGGCAAAACCCCCCTCTAAGGAGTCTCCTTGCCCCCCCCGGTCTTGTGCGTGGCTGGACACCGTGGGGTTATCTTACTGGTTACGAAAAAGAAAGCAGGCCGTTGACCATGCTAGAAATCAAGCAGTTCAGGGCCGAGCGTAACGCCGCCATCGTCGAGAAGTTCAAGCAAACCAAGTCTATCGTTAAGACGCGTGAGGCGCTGGGCTTTGCCTACTCCAGGGACATCGTGCGTAAGGCCATCACGAAGGCCGGCGTTTACTCCAAGTGCAAGCGCGAGAACGAAGCAATCCGCAGGGCCGAAAGCCGGAAAGACAGTATCATGCGTTGCCATAGCCAACGCTATTCGATGACGCACAACATCGAGCTCGATATGCAAGTTGAGTTAGAGGCAACCCTGACCGCCTTCATGGTCAACTTTCAGCGCGAGGTGCTTGTGCCAGGATGCCAGATGCGGGCGGACTTCTGCGGCGATAACTGGGCAGCCGAGACCAAGGTGAATTGCGAGTCTCAATCAATGATGATTGGTCTGGCTCAATGCATGGTTTACCGAAAGCACCTAAACAAGCCGCACGTCTGTATCGTTATACCGGACGACATTACCCCGCGCGACTTCTACAAAAAAGAGTGCGAGTCAAACGGGGTCGCGGTCTTGAAACTTTCAAACCTGATCTGGTGGATTAACTCCCTGAAGACCGATGCCTAGCCAAACCGAGATCGCCGACGCCCTCGGCCTGACGCGTCAACGGGTGTCTGTCCTGGTTAAGCAGGGTATGCCCATCGACTCGGTCGAGGCGGCTACCGCTTGGAGACAAGCCCGGGACGATGAGCGCAGAAGGCCAGCCCCGGTCATCGAGCTCGGGACGCTGACCGACCTGTCGCTGGAGCAAAGCATCATTACCCACAAAGCACGCGTCGAGCACGCCGGCGAAATCTGGGACGCGGCGATGCGTGGCGGCGATGTTAACCAAAACAAGTTCCAGACCAGTTATAACCAAGCCTTCAAGACCCTCATCGACCTAGAGGCCGAACTTGAGCGGCGCCGCGTGACGAACGCCGAGTTCATCAGCGCGAAGGAGGCGACCGCCGCGATGCGTGAACTGATCGCCGAGGTCGTCAACCGCCTGGACAAGTTGGCGCTGGATTGCGCCGAGGGTTGCAACCCCGAGACGCCGGCGAAGGCGGTCAAGGTGCTGGAGGCGTGGACCCGGAAGACCCGCGAGGAGCTGAGCCGTGCGTCAGGCTGACCTTGTCGAGGTCGGGCGTGAGGTGCTCAGGCCGTCTAGCGAGGGCGATATAGTCGCATGGCTAGAGGCGAACGTGAAGGCCATCCCCGACTCGCCGATGCCCGGGCCGTTTAGGGCTGACCGTACGCCGTGGGTTAGGGACGCGCTGCGGATTGCCGCCGACCCCGAGGTGCAACTGATTACCGTCCTCGCGAGTATCCAATCGGGCAAGTCTCTCTTCGCCCGTCTGCTGACCTGCTGGATCGCGGAACACGCTCCCGGGCCGACGCTGTTGCTCCAGGCTAACGACCCCGAGGCGAAGGATTTCGCCCTGCGGTACCTGCGGCCGGTGTTCAAGAACTGCCCGCCGGTGATGGCACGGCTGAAGGCCGACGACATGGAGCGCTCGACGACCATCGACTTCGACCGCTTTCCGTTGTACTGCCGCGGGGCTTGGAACGAGTCGAACCTTCAGCGCCTGTCCATCCGCTACGTCATCGGTGACGAGTGTTGGCTATGGCCAGCGGGTCACCTGCAGGAGGCCTCGGCCCGCGTGACGGCGTTCGGCTGGATGGGCAAGCGGGTGTTCATGACTCAGGGCGGGACGCTGGGCGGGAAGGGTGGCGAGTTCCATGCGCTGCACGAGACGACCGACCAACGGGATTGGAACTTTCGGTGCCCGAAGTGCGACCACCTTCAGCCCTGGCTGTGGGAGATGGTTCGCTTCCCAGAGGCCGCGAAGGCGAGCGGGTCGTGGGACTTAAACGCCGTGGCCGACGGCACGAAATACGAATGCGCCGGGTGTCATACAATGTTGGACGACAACGCCGGGACGAGGGCTGAGGCGAACGCCCGCGGGGAGTTCGTGGCGACGAACCCGCTGGCCTATCACGGCAAGGTCGGCCTGCATTGGAACAGCCTCGCGACGATGAGCTGGGGCGAATTGGGCGTGATGATGCTGAAGGCCAAGGAGGCGAGCGACGTCTACGGCGACAATGAGCCGCGGCGCATCTTCAAGCAGAAGCGGCTGGCGATGGGGTGGCAGGAGGAGGGCGGGGAGATCGTGGCGGACGCGGCGGCCAGCGAGTACAACCTCGGGGAGGCGTGGGAGTCCGAGGCCTTCATCACCGGCAAGGGCAAGGTCGTCGACGGGGCGGAGGCGCCGGCGGGGAGCATCCCGTTCCGCACGATGGGGGTGGACGTTCAGCGCGGTCACTTCTGGGTCGTCGTCCGCAGCTGGGCGAGGTCAGGGCATAGCCGCCTCTATGCCTTCGCCAAGGTCGAGACGTGGGGCGGTGTCGAGGACTTTGCCAAAAAGAACGGGGTGCACAAGGCGATGGTGCTCGTGGACTCCGGCGACAACACGACCGAGGTCTACCGCGAGACGGCCCGGAGGGGCTGGAAGTGTGCCCGAGGTTCGGGTAACGAGGACTTCGCGGTCACCGATCGGGACGGGAAGACGACCCGGCGGTTTTACTCCGAGCGCCAGCGCATTCAAGTCCCCGGCCTACCGGGTCAGCCGGCGGTGCTCATCTCCTGGTCGAACCTTGCGGGGAAGGACTTGCTCCACGGGATGCGGGTGCGCCGCCTGCATACCTTTGCCCGGAACGTTGACCCGTTTTATGCCGAGATGATG